CTGATGTATGCTATCGAGAACGTGATGAACAACGATATTACCAACATGATGTCGTTCGTCAAGGCATACGCAGACACTCGTTTTGGTTGGGACTCTGTCATTCCCAAGTGGAAGGGTCTCATCGCTTCGTTGAAGGAACAGCACCGTGATCTTGGCCAAAGCCCCACTCAGGGTTAGTTTTTTCGGTGGGGGTAGTGATATCCCCACTCACTTTGCAACATGGGGTGGTGCTACCATCTCAACCGCCATCGATAAGTATGTCTACGTGGCAGTGATGCACACTCCTCACGACCACATCAAGGTCTCGTATTCCAAGCAAGAGTGTGTAACAGATATCGACGAACTTCAGAACGATATCGTCAAGAATGCTTTGAAGTTCTTCGGTATCAAGTCCAACATCGAGATCACCTCGTTCGCAGACATTCCCACGATCGGTACCGGTCTTGGTGGATCGTCTGCCTTTACTTGTGCTCTCGTAAAGGCTTTGTCTGCCTATCTTGGTTACGAGTACGTCAACCCGTACGGAGTAGCCAAGACTGCATGTCATATCGAGATCGATCTCTGCGGTTGGAAGATCGGTATGCAAGATCAGTTTGCCTCTGCGTTCGGTGGCATGAACTACATCAAGTATGCCAATGAACTCGGTAATGGTCGTGTAGATGTCAAGCGCATGGATACCAATTCGATTGAAAACTACATGATCTTGATTCCTACTAACGTAGAGCATCATGCCGCCAAGATCCTCGATAACATCAACTTCGAAGCCAAGACGTTTGTGATTCGGGAACTCGCACACATGGCAGAGATGCAATCGACTCAGCAAGTCAAAGCACACGAGTACGGTAGGTTACTCGACTCTGCATGGGTACTCAAGAAGCAGATGGACGACAGCATCTCGAACGATGAGATAGATACTATGTACGAACGTTGCAAGTCTGCTGGTGCCATCGGTGCTAAGTTACTTGGAGCCGGCGGAGGAGGATACATGCTTGCTCTGACCGAGTCAAAGAGCAAGATTCGTCAAGAATTCTCAGACCGTACATGTCTCGATGTAGGAATCGCACACGAAGGAGCAAGAGTTGTCTACACTGACTGAAGACATTTGGGATAATCACGTTGATACAATTGTTCATGGTTTCAATTCTATTGACATGAAAGAACTCGAAAGGGCTGCCGAACTTATCTGGTTGACTAGTCTATCGAACTATCGTAACAACATTTACACAATCGGCAACGGGGCTTCAGCATCCATCGCCCAGCACTGGGCCTGTGATTTTACGAAGGGGTGCCGAAAGGGCGGATTAAGGCCACGAGTGATCTCGTTGGCAGCAAACATTCCACTCATGACTGCCATCTCCAACGATATCAGCTACGACGACGTCTATGCTTTTCAGTTGGAAGCTTTCGGTCAAGAAGACGATGTGCTGATTGCCATCTCTTCGAGCGGTAATTCTCCGAACGTTGTCAAAGCAATCGAGACTGCCAAGAAACTGAAGGTCAAGACGATCGCTCTGACTGGTTTCTCTCCTGATAACAAGTGTGCTCAGCTTGCAGACATCTCTCTGCACGTAGACATTCAGGAATACGAGGCAGCAGAAGACGTTCATCAGGCCATCATGCACATGATCGCAAAGTATCTCAGAAAGAAGTAAGGATTATATAATGTCAAATCAACCCGTTTCAATTCATCAGATCGCTGCTCAGTTCGGCACTGATAGCGGTAACTATGAAGTTCTCGAAGATGCAGCTCGCCGTTCAAAGGGAGTTGAAGGTGCAGCAGTCGAGATCGGTGTTCGTCTTGGTGGTGGATTGAAGTTCATTATCGATGGTCTCGTCGCGACTGGCCAGACTCCCGAAAAGCCAGTCTTCGGCATCGATCCGTACGGCAACATCGAGTACTATCGTGACGAGATCTTCAAGGAAGGTCGCTGCGACTATACTAACGAGATGCGCGATATCTGTCTGATCAACATGTACTTGTACTGCCGTCAGCAGAACGTCAACTTCTACATGTTCAACCTCGAAGACACCGAGTTCTTTACTCGCTACGCAGACGGTGTTCCTGTCTATGCTGACTATAAGCAGATCGTCAACAAGTACAGCGTAGTCCACTTCGACGGTCCTCACACTCTCGAAGCTTTGGATGCCGAGATCTCTTTCTTCATCGATCGTACTGATCCTGGTGCGATCTTCGTCTTCGATGACGTAGAGATGTACGAGCACGATGCGATCCACGTCAAGCTACTCGAGCATGGCTACGAAGGCTTGATGGAAACTCCTCGTAAGTGGTCGTATGTCAAGAAGGAACACGTCGATAAGGTATGGGAACCTACGGTCGGCACTCCTGGCTGGGAGCCAAACGCTGAGCAGTATACTCCAAAGAGTGGTCCTTTGTTCAACTATAAGATCGACCTCTAAAAATAGGGGGTTTACATTTTATCAAAACTGTAGTAGGTTAAATATTATGACAACGAAACTACAGAGGAACTAATGGCTATCAAGGTCAAAGCTAAGCCGAAGCAGATCAGTCGCTCGCAGATCAAGTCGATCGATGACAAGGCTTATGGTCCTGAACCTATCGTAGTAGAGGATCTCACTGCTGCTTACAACTGGTACAACTACATGTACGAGATCGATAAGGCTCGTGAGTGGTTGCTTGAACACATGAAAAAGTCTGGCTTCGAGAAAGCTCAGATCGATTGTGTCAAGCGGTGTTCGAAGCACAAGATCCCTACTACTATTGGCTGGCAAGCCCGTATCATGATGAACGGGAACAAGCTGTCAGATCGATCGATGGATTACTTCAACCAGCAACTCGATGTTCTCTTCGCAGAAGGCGAACGCATCAAACGTGAAGAGACTGTCGAAGAAGCTCCGAAGCCAGTCGTAGACATTCAGGCTCGTGTACGCGAGAAGGCCAAGCACGTCATCACCAATATCGAAGAAGAACTCGATCTTGTCATGGATGGTAAGCAGTTCTCGATGTACTCGTTCTGTCAGCAGTACGAGTTGACTCCTCAGATCGTCAACATCGTAGCTGACTACTATCGTCCTCAGTGGGAAGAAATCCTTTCTAACGACGAGCAGATCAAAGAAGCCTACGGCAAGCGTCAGAAGTTCTGGATCAATTTCTGGAACGAGTTCTTCAACGACATCGATCGCTATGTCAACAACAAGAAGGCTGTCAAGGTTCGTAAGCCTCGCGAGAAGAAGGTCAAGTCTGCGGTCGATCAGGTCAAGAACCTTAAATACCAGAAGGAAGAGCCGACGCTCAAGATCGTCTCTGTCCATCCAGCCGAGATCGTAGGATGCAGTCAACTATGGACCTACAACAGCAAGTACAAGAAGCTGACGAGGTACGACGCCTCTGGCCCGAATGGAATCCAAGTGAAGGGTACTACTCTTACTGGTTACGATGTCGAGAAGTCGCTAAGCAAGAGCTTGCGAAAGCCAGATATCACCATTCAGTCTCTGCTTGGAGCAGGCAAAGTCAGCCTACGCAAGTTCATGGACGATCTCAAGACGGTGGCATCTGTGCCTAACGGTCGAATCAACTCCGATACTATTCTACTAAGGGTCATTAAATGACAGACAACGTCATCGTATTTCCGGGTTTCAAGCGAGACGCAGCTCCTCAGAATCTTGAGGAGATCGTCGATAAGGTTACACAGACTCGTAAAGATCATGTCAACATGGTCATGAACGATATGATTCCAGAGATCATTCACATGTTCGGTGCCTACGGTGTAGACATCAACGACGATAAATATGTCAAAGACGTGGCGATGATCATGGAATCCACGAAGTCGCTGCTAAACAGACAGTATAATTTAGAGCACCCGTTTCACAAAATGGTTGACAATATATTCGAGTTTAGTTATAATGAAGACAGTACAATCGCGTACACCTACACCTTACCAGAAGAAGAGTGAGAAACTGAAATGATTATTATGGACCTCTCGCAGGTCATGATCTCCAACCTGATGGTTCAGCTTGGAAACCACACCAACGCCGAGATCGAAGAAGATCTCCTCCGTCATATGATCCTGAATTCCATCAGGGCATACAACGTCAAGTTTAAGGCTCAGTTCGGCGAGATGATCATCGCTGCTGATGCTGGTCATAACTGGCGTAGGCAAGTGTTCCCTTACTACAAGGCGAACCGCCGCAAGAATCGCGAAAAGTCTGAGATCAACTGGACCGTCGTGTTCGAGACTCTCAACAAGGTTCGCGAAGAACTCAAAGAACACTTCCCGTATCGTGTTATCCATGTCGACGGAGCTGAAGCCGACGATATCATTGGCACGATCGTACAGGAATACGGCGACACCAACGAGCAGATCCTCATTCTCTCTGGTGACAAAGACTTCGTGCAGCTGCAGCGTTACATGAACGTTCAGCAGTTCGATCCTGTACAGAAGAAGTGGCGTAAGACGAATGATCCTGACCGGTTCATCAAGGAACACATCATGCGTGGTGATACCGGTGACGGTGTTCCTAACTTCCTGTCTGCAGACGACACCTTCGTCGTAGGTAGCAGGCAAAAGCCCATCAGCCAGAAGAAGCTGGATCTTTGGCTCGACCAAGATCCTCAGACGTTCTGCGACGAGAAGATGCTGCGTGGCTACCTACGCAACCAGCAGCTCGTCGACCTGAACTTCATTCCTGCTGATATCAAGAAAGAGGTGCTCGCTCAGTTCGAAGAACAGAAGGGTAAGGGCCGTGACAAGCTCTTCAACTACTTCATCGAGCGTCGCCTCAAAATCCTCCTCGAAAGCATCAATGAGTTTTAAATATGCAAAGAACACTTGGAATCTATGAAATCCTTGACTTGGTAAAGTCTGCGAAGACAAAGCAAGCAAAGGTAGAAATCCTTCGAAAGCACTACAGCGAAACTCTCACTTACATCCTTGAGTTGGCGTTTCATCCCAACGTAGGATGGTGGTTGCCAGAAGGTGCACCTCCGTACAAGCCGAGCCAACTCGTCGATACGGAAGGTAGACTGTACAACGAAGCTCGAACTCTTCCGTTGTATCTCTCAGGCAATCGTCCTGATCTCAAGCCGCATCAGCGCGAGAACCTGTTCATCGGTCTTCTTGAATCGATCCATCCAAAAGACGCCGAGCTTCTGATCGCCGTCAAGGATAAGAAGGTCAAGGGACTCAACGTAGAAACCATCAACGAAGCATTTCCGGGGTTAATTCCAGATGAGCCACTCAGTTAAGCGATTCCGCAAGTACAACGAAGAACAGTACGACATGATCGAAGAGAACTACGATCGACGTGAGCACCTCAAAGAGAAGAGGTTACGATCAGCTCTCCGTTCAAAAGCAAAGAGCGCTCTGCTTGACTTGATAGACGACGAAGACTTTTAAATGCCACTTTATGAATTCAGAATTAAGGGGACTGATGAAGTCTTCGAAGAGTTCTTTACTTACGACCAGAAGAAAGCCTTTCTTGAGGATAATCCAGATATCGAAGAGATCATCGGTGCACCAAACCTGATTTCTGGAATCGCAGGCATCACTCATAAGAACGACAGCGGCTTTAACGACCTACTAAATAGGATCGGCAACGCCAACCCTCATTCACCTCTCGCACAGCAGCACGGCGACAAAGGTATCAAGGCATCGAAGATCAGAGAAGCCGTCAACAAAGCTCGCAATAAAAAATAAGGATAACTCGTGGAATCACACAGACTCACAAAAAGACAGAAGAGAATCCTGAAGCAGAACGGAGAAGAAGATCTACTCAAGGCTAAAGTCGCCATCAAGACTCCGAATTTCGATCTAAGAAACATCAATCCACTTACAGAGAATCAAAGACATACGTTCGATGCCTTCTACGAAGGTAAGCATCTCATGCTCCATGGCATGGCTGGTACAGGTAAGACATTCTTGTCGATGTACCTCGCTCTCGACGATCTGCTATCCGGTGAGTCACAGCAGGAAATGATCTACATCGTCCGTTCGGTCGTTCCGACTCGAGACATGGGTTTCTTGCCCGGTTCTCAGAAGGAAAAGATGAAGGTCTACGAAGCTCCGTATCAGGCCATCTGTGCAGAGCTGTTCGGCCGTGGAGATGCATACGATATCCTGAAGCAGAAGAACGCGGTAGAGTTTATGTCCACCTCGTTCGTTCGTGGTATCACTATGAACAACTGCTACGTGATCGTGGACGAGATCAACAACATGACGTTCCATGAACTCGACTCGGTGATCACTCGTATCGGTAAGAACTGCCGTATCATCTTCTGCGGAGACTTCCGTCAGTCAGACCTGACCAAGGACCAAGAGAAAAACGGTCTAAAAGAATTTATGAAAGTAGTGTCAAAATTATCAGACTTCGTGTATATTGATTTCCTAGAAAAAGATATCGTACGTAGCAAACTCGTGAAGGAATATATCATTGCTCGCCAAAACCTCGGTCTTCAACCGTAAAGAATTCGAAAAAGAATTCCTCGACTTCGCCGCTCTGCAGCGAATCGATGGACCTACTCGTTTGTACGAGACACCTGAAGGGAATCGATACCCATCGGTAACCGCCGTCCTCGGTAAGATGACGGATAAGTCTGCACTCGATGCATGGAAGAAAAGAGTTGGGGAGGAAGAAGCTGCTCGGGTCTCGGCTCGAGCAGCCACTCGCGGAACTAACATTCACACCATGTGTGAGAACTATGTGCTCGGCAACGAGATCGACGAGTCCATGCCACATAACAACATGATCTTTCGCCAGATCAAGATGATTCTCGACGAGCGAGTGGACATGATCCGAGCTACCGAGTGTACTCTGTTCTCTGATCATCTGAAGGTAGCAGGCACATGCGACCTGATTGCCGACTTCGATGGTCGTCTGTCAATCATCGACTACAAGACATCGTCCAAGCTGAAGCGAAAGGAATGGATCGAAGGCTACTTCCTTCAAGCCAGTCTTTACTCGTACATGCTATGGGAAATGACAGGAATCGGAGTGAAGGACATCGTCATCATCATCGGTGTAGACGATTCTCTCGAAGCTCAGGTGTTCGTTGAACGACCTCAACGATACCTTGAAAAAGCAGCTGATCTGGTTCGATCTTACCACCAGATGTACGGATAAGAAAATGCGACTTCGGTCGCATTTTTTTTGACAAAAGGGGTTTACATTATTTTGAAAACAATATAAGGTGAACCTATAATGAAGAAGGACGAAAACATGGACCTCACTGCATCTCAGCTCGATTCGATGCGTACTCTCGGCAACTATGTTGGTCAGACTATCAACGTTCTGACCAGCCAGTATACGGCTAACGTCGATCGTGAATTTGTAAGCAGTGCTAAAGGTATCCATCAAAGCTCAGCTCTTCGCGGCCTCGAAAAGAAGGGCTATATCCATATCGAGCAAGCTATGTGGAAGGGAGCCAGTGTCACTGTTCTCAAAGCACTCGAAAATTAATTTAAAAAAAGGGGGGTGTACTTATTTTGAAAACTTTGATAGGGTAAACCTATAATGAAGAAGGACGAAAACATGACTGCTCCGAAGACTATCCTGATCGGTGATCGCGTTCGCTACGAATCTGCTGCTGGCACCATTCGCGGAGAAGTTGTTAAGATCATGAAGGATCTGAACGCTGCTGGTGAAATGATCGACTGGATCTACGTTCAGTACTACAACGAAAAGTCGCCCTCGAAGTTCTCGATCGTTCGTCTCGCTGACACTGCTCTGGCGATGATGAAGTTTCGAGTGATCTTCCGCGACTGCACCAACTACGACGCTCTTGCCGAGCGTTACGCCTACGAACGTCAGATGGAGATGTAAGAATGACTAGCGCTTTTCAATATATCCTCGCTCAAGATGATCCCTTCGATTTCATCTATGAAGCTCTCGGTGGAACACATGGTACTGAAACCATGCAGCTCGTCACTGACCTGTACTACGACATTTCTGCAGACTATATGCTGCATCCAGACGATGACTTCGAGAAGATCATCGGTATCATGATCGAACACATGGAGGTCGCATGAGTAACTCTGCTACTATCGAGTACTTCGGTCGAGCCACTGTCGAAGCTGCAGTAGCTGACTTCTTTGCCAAGAACGGTCTGACCGAGGACGTTCGAGACGACCTGATGGCCATGGCTGTCAACGCTGAAGATGATTTTTTTCAGATGGTATGCGATTTTATCGAAAAATAGGGTGTACATTATTTTAAAAACAATGTAAGGTGAACCTATAATGAAGAAGGAAGCAAACATCATGACTCAGGTTATTCGCGATCTTAAGGCTACCATGACTCCGGAACAGTTCCGCAACGAGATCCTCGGTGGCATCGCATTCATTATCGGTTTTCCTCTGCTGTTCGCAGCGCTGTGGATTGTCACTCCTAACTGATTTTTATCATGTACAAATAAGCCATTCTGCAGTAGAATGGTTATACCCAAATTGAGAAGGATACTTTATTATGGCACATATGATTGAATTCCTCGACGGTAAGGCTTCGATGGCTTACGCTGGTGAAACTCCATGGCACGGTCTCGGCACCGAAGTTCCGAACGACCTGACTCCGGCTCAGATGCTCAAGGCAGCTGGCCTCGACTGGAAGGTCAACCCCGTTCCTGCCTTCGCCGAGATCGGTGGTAAGCAGGTCGATATCGGTCACTCCGCTCTTGTCCGTGACGTCGATAACAAGGTTCTGGACGTCATCACCAACGATTGGGTTC